AAGGTAAATGCGGTTGTAGACCCATTACCATTGAAATAATCAATGGCTGGGGTGAACCCTTGTGTGGTGTTGTTGTTACCGATGAATGCCATATCAGACCGCCGTCAGAACAGAAACCACCACATCAGCAGAACTTGCTGCGCTGGATACAACTTTCAGGGCATCTGATGCGATCAGGACTACCCTGTTGCCACCAATTGCTTCCAAAGAACCCCCGACAGGGACGGTAGCCGACTTGACGATGTAGTAGTCCACGGCAGACCGGGTGATATAGACATCACAGGTAATCGGGGATGCGGTTGTATTTGCCACCACCAGACTTGTTACAGCGATTGTCCCGCTAGATACAGTGGTCAGGGTGGATGCGGATGTGCCAACATTCTTGGCTACGTAGGAGGTATTTGCGTATGTAGTCATATCAGCCCATCATGGTTGCTAGGAAATATGCAGGTTCGACAGCGGCAGGTGCCTGCCAGCTAGGAGCTACACCACTTCCGTTTGAAGTTAGGATGTAAGTAGAGGTGCCGGGGTTATTGCTGGAAACCACCGTCTGTTCAGAGGGCTGGGTAACGAATACATCTTTTGTCCCGGCGCTGAAATTAACTAGGGAGCCTGCATTGCTGGAGGCTAAAACGGTATTGCGGGCCAGCGTTGTCCCAGAGGAGGTATAGGTTCCAATTCCCACCTCCCATTCGTTTGTCCCTTGTCCAGCAATAGTGTAGTAAGTGGTATTTGCGTCCCCAATTACTGCAAAAGACTGATAGCCCGTAGCCGCGCCCGCAAGCGTGACTGTGCCTGTGCCCGTTGTCGTGGTGGTTTCTTTAACCCGATCTGCAAGTACAAGTGCCATTTTTGTCCTTAAACTACAGTCTCAATTAGTTCCCAATCGGCATCTACATCGGCTTCGATATTTGCCCAGTTGGTTGCAGCGGAACTGTCTATATTTTGCCAGTTTGGGTCCTGCGTGTCGATAATGGTGTTCCAATAAACCGGGACTATTTCCCCCGGGGAACCCATTGCCACCACGCCCGTCAGGGCTACTGTACGGCTGTGCCCAAATGACCCTACTGATCCATAAGCGACATCCCCAGAAGGGGTCACCGACTGGGATTTAACTACCGTCCCTACCGCCCCGTCCGCAGATACCCCGGTAAGCGCCTTGGTTACATTTACCCCAACGCTTCCCACATAACCGTAGGCTACATCCCCGTCCTCCCCTTCTGAGGTGCTCGGAGTTAGGGTTCCTACCGACCCGGCAGCAGATACCCCGGAGAGATCAGCTTCCTTGCTGTGATCGACAACCCCCGGCTCTCCAAGGGCGTAATTACCCGTCAGGGCTTGGGAATGGTCAACTGCAACCGATCCAACCGCTGCGGTGGCTTCAACCCCGGTAATGGCAATCTGCGTCTCATCCCGGGTAACCGTCCCGACCTCGCCGGTAGCCAAAACCCCGGATAGATCAACAGTTACAGAAGGCGTTACGGTATCTACATAGCCGTATGCAACATCCCCGGTTTCACCCTGAGAACCCGTTGCGGTTACGGTGCCAGTATTCCCGGATGCGGATACCCCGGACAGGGCTACCGTGACATCGCTGGTAACGGTTCCAACATTGCCTGTCGCTGCGACACCCGATAGGGCGACAACAACCACCACCTCGCCCAGAGCGGCATACGGTGCGGCAGCAAACGAGGCTATGCCAAACATGGTTTAACGGCTTTCGCCGCCCTCGTTTAAGTTGTAGCCAGACGCAGCAGCGCGGTAGAGGTCGTATTTGCGGGCATTGTCAGCGTGAATGTTCCAGCCGTAATAGTCTGAGAACCGAACGTATGGACAGAAACCGCCTTGTTGCTCTGGGTCGAGTTGTAGATCAACACAGTATCAAAAGCAGTTGTCAGCGTCACGCTGGTGTAGGTAATGCTTGCAGATGGCGTCCAGTATCCAGTACCCGCTGTCGCAGAGGTATTGGTCGAGGAGGGGGGAGTTCCGTTAGTTACCGTCACCCCGCCAGCCGAATAGCCCGTCCCAGACACCTCACCCGTAGCCGTATAAGCCGTGGTAGAGGCGTTAATTGTTGCGGAAGCCAAGTACAGAGCCGCTTTAAACGTGTCTGCGGCAGAGGTTCCGCGTGTGGGCGCGGTGCCAAAATTGTGTGTAGCAGTCATCAGTTCCCCGAGGAACGAAGTACACATTGCTTGGGTATTACTCAATTAAATTCTCCTTTATGCTAAAGCTGCGGCTTCGCCACCGATTGGGGGCATCTTCTTCAAAGTCACATGAGCGGAGCGGTGAACCAACTCACCCTCGTGCCAATACTCAACCCATGTAGTCTGTTCATTTTCGTTGTCAACACTGCCTTCCCGCTTTTCCAGAAGGCTGTCGTCCATTTCGCCTTTAGTGGTAGTTACAAGCATATGGCTCCTTAAATAAGTCTAATGAGTGCTGCGCTGCTGGTATTGGCAGGCATCTGAACGGTGAATGTTGCAGTGGAAGTTTTATCGTTTCCAAAGTCCAACACACAGACCGCCCCGTTGTCCCCGGGCTTATAGATCAAAGCCCCCCGCGCTGTCAGGGCAGAACTCCATGTGGGAGAGGAAAAGTCAATGTACACAATGCTTCCAGAAGGGGTAGCTTCCGTGGCAACTGTCGCCGTAATGACTTGCCCGCCAGCGGTGTACCCACTTGCCACAACTTCACCTGTGGTTGTATAGGCGGTGGTTGTCTCGTCCAAGGTGGCTGAGTTTGTGTAAAGCGCCATATAGAAGGTGTCGGAGGAAAAATCAATTCCCCCGCTTGCCATATTGGAGCGCAGCACATTACAGGAGAAGTTTCCAGTAAAAGCCATATCAAGTCACCGCCTGCCGAAACTGCCCACTTCTGTAAGCATCGCCACGCTCCATGCCGTCACCCAGACGTTTAGCCAGAGCAAGGGCTTCGTTGTATTTGCCGTTATAGAGGGTCACCATATCTGGCTCACCCTTCATAAATGTATAGGCTTCTACCAAAGAGCCATACAACAGAACGGAATCAAAGTTATCCCCTAGCCACGATGTGCCAGAAGCGTTAATGACGGATTGGACTGGGACAGAGAACCCACTACCGATGCTGCCGATGACCGTAGATGAGGCAGACAGCACATCACCCACAATGTATTGACACCCCGGGTTTGTGATTGTCACTGAAGTGACTGATCCACCGGACACCACAATAGTACCCACTGCGCCCGTGCCTGTGCCGCCGGTCAATGTCACACCGAAATAGGTTCCGTCAATATAGTTTGTACCGCCCGTAATGGTTCCAAAAGAGGCAATCTGCGCCCGGATGATTGAGGCTGGGTAGTAGTAATAATGAAGCTCTATCTTATAGGCTCCGTCTGGGGTCGGACCAAGGATAAATGTCAACTCGTTGGTAATGCCACCTTGATTCACGGACGGACCAAAAAGCGCGTAATACCTCGGCGTTCCTGTATCGTTTGGCGTTGGGTATGCCTGCCGGATAAAGTTAACATCCTTGTTCAGGAGATACTCGTAAGTGCCGGTATTGATGTCTCCACCTGTAACGTCCGTTACAACAGCCATAGAATAAACAGCTAGGAAGTCATCCGGGCAAGTTACGTATTTGTTGTTAACCGTAGCCGTGCCAGTCACGTTTTTACGCAACGATGGGAACTGAACCGTGTTATAGATGCGCTGTTCAGCCTGCTTAATGAACGTGTTGATTTGCGTGATCGGAGACACAGTACTCCCGTCAGCGAGGTAAGTCGCCGGGAATTGGTTTTCTGTGTAGCTCTGAATTGCCGCTACAAGTTCATCATAGGTCATATATCAACCCATCGGGCCTCTTGCCATAGTGCCTTTGGTAGCCGCGCCAGTGCCACGGATTTTGATTCCGGTGGTCTTGGTAGGCTCATTACCAGCAGATTTGCTAACAGCACCAACGCTCATGTCGTAGGTGTCGAGCTTGCTACGGTTTGTCCTGCTGTTCATGTCTGCCATGCCCTCTTTATAGCGGGCGGCATAAGCTGATGCTGCTTTGTTGTTTACTGCCATGATTAGCCCCGTTTCTGTGCTGCGATTTTTGCCAGATTGCGACCCATAGATTTCATATCAGCATTGGTTTTACCCCTGCTGCCGCTGGTCGGCTTACCGCTTTGAATACCAACGGTAGGACCATCATCACCAAGGTTTCGACCCTTAGTCTTGCCTTTTTGAGCAATACCGTCTGCTGCGCGTGTGTATGCCATTTTTAGCTCCTTATGTCGTTGCAATTGTAACTGTACCAAGAGATATACCCAATACCAAATTGTTTGGCGTTAGGGCAGTGTCAAAATAACTAGCTCCGCCTACAGGATTCCAGCCCCACTGGAAAATACGGCTACCCTCAGCAAGCTGCCCATCAGACAATGCGCCAGAGGTTACATAACTCCTGTCAGGTCTTGGGTTTCTAAGACCCTGTGGGTCATCTACGGGAAACTCACCCAAATGCAACTGCGGGTGGTCTGGGTCCCAGCATTCCGGGCAAACCAAAAGGTCATAGTTCCTGCCCTTGATAACTTCCCGTTTGAGAACTTTAAGTTTAAACCGTTGGTCACAGCGGTCGCACTGGGCAATTGCGTTCTTGCCTGAGGCAAACCTATTGCCCATTTATATGGTGCTCCCGATAAACTGCTGCCTCGGGACTAGGCGGAGAGCGGCTTTTTCCCGGTCTTCCTGAGACGCCAAATCCCATGCCTCGTCATATTGAGCTTTTAGGATTGGCAGGCGCTCCATCCCAGCCGGGACTTTTCCGGCTATGTAATAAGCCAGACCCGCAGCCATCGCTGGAATGAACCGGAACGGCACATCCATGATGTTTACACCGCCGCCAGCATCCTGAGTCCTACGCAGTCTCCAATAAACGAATTGGTACTGCTGGGCATTGTCAGGGGTGGGCCAGACAGTAATAGCTGGTAGCTGCGTCCAATACACTGTTGCACCAGAGGTGTGTGATGCAGCCGTTGTGTTTTGCTGTCCACGGAAGCAGTTATATAGGGTATTCCCTGATATGTAGCTGTAGTTAATGATCTCGCTACCTATCTTGACAAACCCGGAGGCGGGCAGTCCTACCGTGGAATTCAGGACAACTTCCGTAGCGGTGCTGTTTATGGTGGTACTTAGGGTTAACCCTGTAGGTGAACTTTGTGCGTTAAACCGTTGAATCCAAACCTGAATTGGTCTGGCTTGCTGAATCTTGTTAGGGATAGTTGCGTAGGTAGACACTGAAATCCGGGTAATCGTCAAGTCTGCCTGCGTAGTAGCTACGTTTCCTCCAGTACGGATAACATGCTCAAGTAGGTCGATGGTGTCATCAGGCAGGGCGTAGGTATTCTGACCTTGGACAAGGGGGATAGTCCCCTGCTCGATTGTCCACATGTTTATGCCACGGTTTGCCCAGTCAGCAAACATGATGTTTAAACTACGTCTTGCGGTCCTTAGGTCATATCCTGTCCGAAGTTCCGTTCCGGCACGCTCAAATGCCTCTTCCACCAACTCGGAGAGGTCTAGGTTAAACGCTGTAGAGCCGGAGGTGTTAGCCATTATTTACTCCTTGCGGCTCTCATGTTGTCAACCAGATTTGGGTACATACGACCTGCGGCTTTAGCCATTGACTTAGCCTGTGTCTTTTTAGCAGGAGACAGCGCTTTGGGTGGACCAAGTTTCTTGGGGCGTGGCAAATTCCAGACTTGACCACCCTCTGCATACTGGGTGAAGTCTGTGTCGTCCCGGCGGGCTTTTTTAACACCCTTGGGCATTTTGGAAGGAGCGATAGCCCCCATGCCTCGGCTTGCCATCATACAAGTCTCCCACGGGTTTTACCCCGCTGAGCAATACCGTCAGCCGCACGGACATAACCACCCTTAGCCATCTTTTTTGCCGGTACTTTTTCAGGAGTAACAGTCGGTGCTGGAGCAGGGGCAGGTTCTGTAGTACGCAAAGATTTCATATACGCAGCATCTTCTTTTGCTTTGTAATCTGGCGCATCCCTACGAGCCTGCTCAATCTCTTCCTTTGAAGGGCGTGTCATTTGCACATCCCACCTTTCCTCATGGTGACTTGCATGCCCCTAGTTTTGCCCTTAGAAGCAATACCGTCTGCGGATTTATGACCAGCCGCCAAACCACCGGATTTCATACCTGCGTGGGCTTTGGAAGCGGGAGCAGCAGCGTGGGCTTTCAGAGAGGAGGCAATACCACCTTTCTTCATTCCGTACTCTGCCTTCTCGTGTTTAATCATGGACTTAGGTGCGCCCTTCTTTTCCATGAACGAGATTTCTTTTTTAACCATTGCTTTAGAGTCTTTCATAGTACCGCCTTTACTAAAAAGTGCCTTACTTCCGTGTAAGGTTTTGGGTTTATTAACTCGCTGAAGATCGGCTCTAGTCTGGGTACCTTTCCCAAACTTAATACCTTTATCTGCTTTGGTGAACTCCTCACCCACGGATTGCGGAATACCAACCCGTTTTGCTGCGGCAGGATCGTTGGCGACCATTGCCATTAGGTTATGCTGCTTTTTGCTAACGGAGGGCACTTTTTGACTCCTTGATAAAGGCATCAAGCTTGTCACTTAGCTTGTCAAAGCGAGAATCAATATGGCTAACAATCTTGTCAACCTCTGCCTGAGTGACGTTATCCCGGGCAATTTCTTCCCGGGTTTTGTTCAGCAAAATAGAAAGACGCGACAATTCTTCTGATTTTTCACGCATGTTCCATCCTATCAACCCGATAAACGTGGTTAACAGAATATTCCAGACGGCGAGTTGAATGTCCATTTCAACAGTTCCACGCCCGCAGGCTCTTGTTAATCCTCGAATTGGGGTCTTTTGCGGTTTTTTCGCTCGTTAACTTCTTTTTCATCCCGCTCATACGGGCGCAAAAAGAGTCTCGCCTGCTGCCGCCTTCCGGCTGCGGAGGTTTCAAGCCCGGTTTCCCCGGGTTTGCCTTGTTGTAAGAGGCTCGTCCCTTGGCGTTCAAGCCGCCCTTGGGATTCTTGCCTTCTTTCCTCTGCCATGCTGGGGATTTAGCCATACATCACCGTTACAGCAGCATTGCTCATCGCCCCATATACGTCTGTGCTAAACAAAACGCCTTCGCCCGGAACAAGCACCGAGAAAGGAGTTCCACTAGCAAGAGTGGGTATGGAGAACATAACTGTGCCGCTACCACCGCCGTCACGTAAAACAATTAAGCCTACGCTAGAGCCGGGAACAACAAGCAATCCACGAACACGGGTTCGTGAAGCATAAATAGTGCCGTTACCAGACGCTATTGCGGTTTTTATGTCGGTTTGCATCATTTGATGCTCCTAATTAAGAAGCCGAGATAGCAGCCAGAGTATCTACGCGCAGCCAGTTGGTTCCGTTATAGAAAGCCAACACGGGGGAGCCAGCAGCACCGTTGCTGAAATAAGCAATAGAGCCAGTAGAAGCGGTAGTGGGAGCGGTGGCAACGGTGAAAACGCCAAGGTTTACCGGGCCAGAAAACGTAGTTTGAGCCATTTTTTCCTCACATGCGAGTAATGTTTGGGTGCTCTGTCTGCATGTCGTCAGCCGGGACTGTCAGAAACACCGGAAACCCCGGAATAATTCCAATATACACTAAAAGAAAAGGGGGCACAAGACCCCCTTTTCCATCTTCATCAGGTCGAACCTGAAGAACCCCACATACCGAGGGGATCAGACCAACCGAAGCTATAACGCTCACGAGCCTTATAACGGACGTTGCCGGTATCGAAATCGCCGTCCATGCTGTTTTGCAGCGGGGTGCGGACGAAATGCTTCATACCGTTGGGAACGTCAGTGGTCAGGAACCATGCGTTGCTGTCGGTCAAGAAGTGGTTCACGGTATATCCCTCGGGGATAGAGCCGTTGTTCTTCAGCGCGTTGATGTCGTTGTCAGCAGTACCGACGCGGAGTTCGGTATCCAACAGACGAGTAGCAACGAACATCAGAGCAGGAGGAACCACCAGCTTACGGGGCTTGGCAGCAATCAGCAAACCACGCTCGTCAGTCCAAGCAGCGATCTGAATAACGGCGGCTTCCAGAGAAGTCTCGTTCAGGTCAACTTGGGTTGCGGGGGTGTTTGCGTTAACGCCACCAGACACCAGCGGGTGCGAAGCGGAGAACAGCGCAACGCCGTCACCACCAGCATAAGAACCGCTAAAACCGTTGTTCAGAACGGCAGCAGCCTTAACCTGCTTGGTGTAAGCCATAGCACGAGCCAGCGACTTGGTGTAACGAGCAGACAGGCTGTCGTACAGGTTGTCTTCGATTGCCTCTTCGGTAATCGAGAAACCCAAGGCGATGGTTTCGTGGTTATAGCGAGTAGTCCAAGCTTCTTGTGCATTGTCATAAGCAATGGCACTGCCCTCGTTCTTCACCGGAGCGGCGGAGAAGCCAGACAGCTTGGTTTCCTCTTCAAAACTACGCTCCGAAGTCTCGGATTCGTAGATTTCCTTGTGCTCTTCGCCGTAACGGGCGTACTCAAGACCGAACAGAGCGTTCAATCCGGGGAGCAATTCCTTGAGCAGTTGTGCGCGACTAATTGCCATGATTTACTCCTTAGACGCCTGTGGTGTTGTTATAAGTATGGGTGTTGATCTTGACGACCATCTCCACATACGCATCGCTGCCGGTAGCAGTTGCAGGCACAACGTCCACAATACGAATGGGTAGCGTATTGGTGGTAGCGGTAGTGTCGTCAATAGCCTGAGCAGAATCGCCGGTGTTTGCATTGCCAGCGTTCAGAATCACCGAAGTGTTCTGACCAACAGCAGTGCGACCCAAGGAGGCGATAGTCGTGCCAGAAGACACAACAGCCACTTGGAACAGGGCGCGGGGATCATCAACCACATAGGCAACAGCGTTGGTCACACCAGACGACGGAGCGTACTGGGCTTGAACGGTTTGACCCGATGAGTTGGTGTACTGAACACCCATACAAACACCAAGTGCTTGAGGGGCAGCGGTACCATCAGCAACAACTTTACATTTGCCGCTAGACAGCATTTCGACGAGATCGCCGGTATACATAGCGCCGGAGTCAATCGGCACTAGGCGAGTAGAACCCGAATACGGAGTGCCACCAATACTATTGATGGGACGGAATCCATATGGGGCGCTAACGGTGGGATAAGCCATGTTAAGCTCCAATAAAATTAAGAACCAGAACCGAAAGTGACCTTGGATTTTTTCTCTGCGAACAGAGGCATCCTAGGATCATTTTCACGAAGGAAATTGTTGTCTACTGATTCCACCTGAGCACGGTTTTGGTTTTCGTAGTATTTCATACGTTGTTCCAAAAACTCTTCGGGAATACGGCAAAGCAACAGTCCGCCCACTTCGATGTTTCCCTTGAAACGACCTTCTGTGGAAGCGTGCAACATAAGTTCGGGATAATCCTCTGCTTTGCAGGGTTCATATCCTTCACGCAACTTACTAGAGATATTACCGGCATCAGCTACACCAAGCGTGGATAAGCGAACCCAACGATGCTTCCAGCCCGGACGGTTGTCAGGCGAAGGCAAAGTCTCAGGCGGACGCCACGCCGTTGGGCGATACTCCGTCTGACGGTTTTCTGTTTCACGCGGTGCACGATTTTGACGTGCTGTGTTTTGCTGTTCCATTATTCACCTCTTTTCAGTTGAGCAACCTGTTTGGCGTAAAGGTCTAAAGGGACCCCAAGGCGCTTGGCTATCGCGGCTTCGGATGCCTTCAACCGAATACGGTTAGGCGGGGTACTACGGGAAGCCGGAGCTACTACCGTAGATATTTTTGATGCACGGCGCGGAGGTTCATCCTCGTCTGCCGGTTCGGCCCTTTGTTTTGGAGGAGGGTCGTCATCCTCATGGCTCTGAGCATCGAAATGCTCAGGAAATCTTTTGCGCATCGTTTTATCGATGGTGCGGAAATACTCTTCAGTACCCACATAATCTGGACCATACTCGCGTTGTAGTTTCTTGTCAATACCCATCGCAGCCATAGTCATTTCTTCGTCCTGACCCCACCAATCACTGTTGGAATCAAGCCATTTCTGCGTCCGGGGACTGAGTTTTGACGGCTCGGGTTTGGCTGGAGTAAATTCCCTATCATCCACCTCAATCGGGCGCATGTTCTCGGTTTTGTCCATAGCCAGCGTGGCTTTGGTTATTTCCGCCTGTGCGTCCGCTACAGCGTCAGCATCGCCGCTTTCATAAGCCTCTTTGTATTTCTGCTTGGCTGCTTTAAACGCAGCTTCTGCGGCTACCTTTGAGGTCTCAATATATGCTTGGCTACCGGTTGCAAGCTGTTTTTGGAGCTTTTTATTCTCCTCTAAAACCTGCCTTGCATAGTTTTCCGCTGCTTCCCGCTCCCGCAGAGCTTCTTCCTTAGCCCTACGTTCGTCATGGTAGCCACGGGTAAATTTCTTGATCCGGGCTTGAACTTTGTCGTCATAGGACGCCAATTCCTCATCGGTCGGGTCTTCCGGTGGGGGAGCAGTTTTGCGCCCTCGGTCCGGTTCAGGAGTATCGTCCTCTATTTCAACCTCAACCTTTGCCTCAATTTCAGGCTCCACTTCGTCCGGGAATTTGTATTCTTCCCCTTTTACTTGCTCTTGCATGATTTACTCCTTATGCAGCGCGGGTTATTCCACGCGGGTCTTCCACAACCGCTTCAACAGAATCATCATTGATAATCCTGAATTCACGACCATGAATCTTCAGGCGGGTGCCTGAATTGGGGCGGACGATGACAAAATCACCCTCCTTGCACGACGGTCCATTTGGGAACCGGGTTTTATCCTTATAACAATCAGGTCCAAGCTTTACAACGAATAGAACAGGAGTGAGTACTTCCTCATAATACATGGTTTTATCCGACTTAACCAACCCAATTTCGCTGTCGGCATACTCTTCCATAGCTTCTGGCACTACCGC